TCAGTAGAACTCTCCTGCATATTAACCTGTTCATCTTGCCCTATAGAATCATTGGTTTGTCCCATTTCTTCATTAAATGGAACTCCAAATTCATCTACGTTATTATTTTGATTATCTGTCATTATAATCTCCTTTTGCTATTTCTTTTCACCTTTTTGAGTTTGACTACGTTTCTCTGCCTCGGTGGCTAAACGTAATTTCTCGGATTCAAGTTTAACAGCGTTACTAAGTCTACCAACAGCAATTTTACTGTCAGCCTTGGAGCCCATTTCTTGCTCCTTAAGTCTTCCTTTAAATTTCTCAACTTCAGTTTGTTTGCGTAAATTAACTGATTCTCTATCTCTAGTTTGTAAATCTCCACTCAATTTCTTAATCTGCTCTTGAGCTCCAGCTAATTGTTGTTGAAGTTGTGCAACAGTATCCATTCTTTGCAATACTCCCGACTTATCAAATATTTCTGTTTTCTTAAGAGCTTCCTGCCTATCGATAAGTCCAGCTTGATATGCCTCCATATATATATTCCATTCACCCCATTTATTTGAAGGCATGGTTGAATTACCTATAACTCTTACGTCAAATTGACCAACAGATATATCGTTTTCAATATTCATTAATTCTTTAGTTTTATCATCATATAATCTTTTATTGATTGTATATTCATCAATATCATTATTTGGCTGTACAATTCTAAATGTTTTTTTGAAGTCATAGTGAGACTTAGCTAAATTATATATAACTCTTCCAAGTCTCTTAAGACTCCCCTCAACGTCACGAAGCTTTGATTTGGAACGCCTTTGACCAAAGTCTTCTAGCATCATTGTGGCTGAGGAGGTTTTTGGTGCAGCCTCCGTGTTCCCTTGCATCATTTCAAAGATACCCATATTGAGGTCAATATATTTCTCAATCAATTGAGGCAACTGCATTATAGAGCCTGCTAATGGTTGAGGTGAAGGAAAATGTGGCTCCCCAAAAGATGAATCATATTCTATTGTAGCGTTCGGATTTGCCCAATCACGTTCTAATTCTTCCATATCATGGACACTCCCTTGAGGTACTAACAACTTGAGGCCTGAAGAAGCTTGAGCATGTGAGGTAATTAATGATACCGTCTTATTGAGGAACCTTTGAAAATCTTTATTTTTTCTAATATCACTCATTGGATATGGAGTATTTGTCCATATATTAGGAACAGGTACTATTGGATATATGTCCGTATCTAATACTCTTTCGTATAATACTACCTGTCCAACACAACAAGTAATTTTAATTCTTGTTTGCATGACTTGAACAAAATCAAGTATCCCTTCTTCTACAGCTAATTGAGTTTTAGGGTCTTGCATTATTTGAGCTAATGCTTGCTCGTCAACAATTTTTTCTTCTCCGTTTTGAAGGTTAACCATTCTAAAATAAGGAACCTTCACTTTTGAAAATGATTCAATTAATCGATATTTATCAGTTTCAAATGTATCATAGTCTTTAACTATATCAGGAGTAAATCGAGGTTTCGATTGAGCATTTGTTGAACTAGGATAATCTTCCTCATGGTCAATAGTTTCAAGTTCTTCTATGATTGCTTTTTCTTCACCTTCAGCAATTTCCCCTAATTGAGGATATAAATCTAATAATTGACGCTTAGTAAAGATTGTTGATAGCATAATTCCTGATGCATCATCAAACCATCTACTTCTTGCATTTGGGTCGACTGTGACACGAAACGGGTCAACATATGTAAATTTAACTTCTCCACGTCCATAGTCAGCTTCAGCGTCTATATAAGAATAAAAATACCCAAGACCAGTAACGGTATAATCATGTATAACTTGTTTAAAAGTTTCATCACCATCAGATATATCCCAGATATACTCAAGTATTACTTTCCATACATTTGCAAGTTTAGTATCGGAGTCTTCTCTTCCAACAGCTGTAAATTTTGGAGGCTTAGATGTTATAATAGCTTTAAACTGCTCAATAGCAGAATACAACCTATCAATAGGCATAGCAGATTGATTTCTCTCTGCAAGAGCATTCATCTCATCTTCGGTGAAATGGTTGCCTAAATAGAAGTCAATATCTTCTCTGGCTTGTGTATCCCAGTCTCCACGTGCGTCTGACCAGCGGTCCCATAACTCACGTATCTCTTTTACTCTAATATCTTCTTGAATCATGGTCGATAATATACTGATAAATTATTGTAAAATGCAAATCACACTCTCCTGCCTGTCATCCAGTCATAGACTTTACGCTTATAACTGTATGTTCCGTCTTTATTTTTCTCTTTCTTTTTATTACCTGCTTTTGGGTTTCCACGTGCAAACTGAGTGGATAACCAGAATGCATCTATACAATCATCATGTGAGCCTTTTGGGAAATCTAGTAATTCTCCAATAAATTCGTGATGATTCTTCTTTAGATGAACAGCACCTTGTTTAAACATTGGTTGAAGTCCTTCAAACAACCTATCCTTCTTTTTCTTATTTCCATAACCTTTTATTCCTTTTTCAATGCCTGGAATAAATAAACCTTCTTTTTTACTACGTTTATAAACATAATCTCTTAACATCTCTTGATATGCAATTGTTTCAATATTCACTCGTTTGACTGGTGAATATCGTTTAAAGATTTTAAATATCTCGTCTGCACATTCCATTGGGAGTACTCTTTTTCTCCAGTACTCAAGAACGTAATAATCAAAGTCGGCAGTAACACCAATGACCATAATAACGCTATAATCACTATAGCTACTGATTGACGAAGCAGGGTCCACGCCGATATAGATATTGATGTACTTTTTAGTATCATCATCCAATCGAATATACCAACTATCGCTTTTGTCATCAAATCTTGCATTACCTTTATAATATCCATCGTTAATATCCTCCTCACTAAATATCTGGTCTTCAGGAGATTTAGCTTGGTTCATATACTCTTGATAAAACTTGGCAGGGGTGCCTGAATCGATATAAAATTGTTTTCTTTCTTCTAGTTTCTTAAGTGGCCATCTTGAAGGCCATAGCGGAGTACCATCATCTAATATAGCTTTATATGTTACAACATCCCATGAGAAGTCTTCTCCGTTCTTTTTTGCATTACTATGTTCTCTAACAATGCCATTCAAGAATGAATCGTAGTGAACAATTGTTCCATTACACCATAAAAATCCATTTTTATCAAAATCAATAGCTGGATACACAGCAGCCGTTACCCAGTTCTTTATTTGCTGTCTTCCTTCAGGAGTTTTAGTATTTAACTCTGATTCGAAGTCATCGAGTATCATTCCAGTATATCTTGTTGATAATTGCTTTTTACCACGCAATCTTTGAGATGTACCCTTTGCAATCATTCTACAGCCATTATTCAAGGTAAATTCACTTTTTGTCCATTTATCTCCTTGCAAATCACCAAAATAGTAATGGATTGCTGGATTTTCATAAATATGAGTCATTATCCAATTCAAGTTATCAATCGCTTGGTCTTGAGCTTCTCCTATCCAAGCAATAAATTCAGGTCTATCTTTTGTTGCAAATAAGAACCTATGTAGTACTGCGGTAGCTGCTAAAGTGGATTTAGCATGGTCCCTAGGTAAAACCAGTGCTAATTGTTGTATATCTTTATTAATTAATAATTTTCCAACTTTATTATGGAAATTAGGTGTAGCGGATGCTAAAAAGTCTTGGGGTGAAAATAACTTGCCGAATGTAATTAAATCATTATATGCTAAATGAAGAACCTCTTCATTTTTTGATACATCTCCATTAAGATTTAAATTAGCCATTTATTATTTTTTTATATTTTCTTTGTATCTACGAGAACCTACTTCGGGAATAATCGTATCAACATGTCTACTTAATGAATCAATTAGTTTTTCTTCATTCTGTTGAGCTCCAGCCATTCTAATTAAATCATCAATTGAAAATTTATTTTCCCATCTATCACCAACTTTATTAGCTATAAGACTTTGTAGAATATTTTCTATAAATGAACCTCCACTTTGTAGACGACTTGCTAACTGCTCACTTCCAGTCCATGGACCTTGATGGCCTACACCGCTTTCAAGTTTAGCAGCAAGTCCTTTATGGCCTAATTCAAAATAATCTTTATTTTCATTTGCAGATATAAGTGCGTTTATAGCGTCCGGTCCCATAGGCTTAGTATAGCCATATAATTTTAATAATTCATTAACGCCTGCTTCAGGGTTTTGAAATATAGCTTGAGTTTCTAATTGTTTAATTTCTTCTTCTGTTGGTGGTGTATTGTATTTTAATGCATCATACTCAGACATTTTTACTTCTCCTTAATTTTATATTTTTAAACTTCTACGGTACCATCCGTACCAAAATTTCATTTGTTTAGGGTTAGCTATTACTATTTTTGCAAACTTTAGGACTCTAAATGCTCTAACCCTCTCTAAACTTAAATTTTTTATAGCTTTTATTGTATTTGGTCCAATTCCTCCATCGACCTCTATACCAGCTCCTTTGCCGTTAGCAGTCTCTTGTAATACCTTTACCGCCCCTCTTATTCCAAAATTTACACACATATCGAAATATATTGCTTGTAAGTCCTTTGGAACCTTATCACACTTACCTCTAACCCAATAATCCTTCCAATATATATCAATTGCATCATCTTCGGTTAAATTAAATATATCAACATTAGGATATGCTCGCTTGCTAATACCGAAATTAGTCTCACCACCCTTATCGGTTGGGTCATTAACGTATCCACCTTCCTCTTCCAAGGTATGATTTACTATTTCAAAAAACTCTTGAGGTCTTTCTTCGGCCATTAGGCTTCTCCTTCAACATTCATTGTTCCGTATAACACAGTAGGTTTATTAGTTAGAGTGAATTGAGAGTCACAGTATGGACACATCCATTCCTCAACTTCATCAAATTCATTTAAAATTCCAACTCTTTTTGAAATCTTATTATTTAAATACAAATCTCGCTTGCAGATAGGACAGTTATCCTTATCCCTCTTTCTCCGCATGAGCGATGAGCTCTTTATTGCCATTAAGTGCCTCCAGTTGTTCAGGTGAAAAACCAGCCCATACAGTCAATTGTTCTGATTTTGTGTCTTGAGTGTCAAACATTCCCGCAATCTTCGTCAAACTTTCCAATGCCCTAAGGCAATCAGATTCTTTATCCGCAACATCGACTACAGTTTTGTATTTTCCTATAATCCACTCAGGTGTAACACCTTCAGAGGCTAAACATTCTTGAATTTCTTTCTTAATCATCTTTTGTACACTTTCCGTTTTTAGTAAACTACTTGTTCTGTGTTTGATATATGATTCACTTTTTGCATCAGGGTGAGATTTCTTGTATGCATCAATAGCATTTTCCCCTTTAGCAACATATTGTGCAAATAATTGTTGTTTTCCACTCACTCTATCGGTATCAAACGAATGTTTTCCCGAAAATGAGTAGATATTATCCACAATCCCCTTTTCTCCTAGCATTTGAAACTTAGATGCAATATCAAATGTTCCACATAATGTGCGAATGCACA